TCAAAGGCGGTGATGCGCGTGTCCTTCGCGTTTCCATCCCGCGTGCGGTCGGTGTAGAGCGCCTCCTCAATTTCCACACAAATGGCGTCGAGGGTGTCGTCATAGGCGGTGACGGCCTTGACATACACGTCGACGCTTACGGTGAGCGTGCGCACCTGCGTCCGGGGCGGCGTGATGGTCGCGTAGTCGGTCGCCTCGGTGCTCGTGTAGATGGCCAGTCCGGGCAAGCGGTCCTCGGCGATGGGATAGACGCGGGTCTGGTAGACGTTGGCGCCGGTGGTGGTCAGCCCCGTCAGCGTCGTCTCGATGTCATCGCGGATCAGCTTGCGAACGTGTGCCATTAGGGCGCCTCAAGCATCATCTCGGTGATCCCCGTGCCATCAGGCATCACCACTCGGATCGTGTAGGTCACGCCGCCAATGGCAAGGGTGGCGCCTTCCGTGGCACCGCTCACGTCCGCCGTGCGTGCGGTGACGCGGGGCTGCGTGACCGCAAATGTTGAACCACCCCCAACGTCAACGGCCTCATAGGCGTTGTCGAAGATGACGGTGACAGCAGACGACGCCCCTCCTCCAGCAGGAGTGAAAGTCGCAGCCACTCCAAAGTCAGCGAGGAGGATGAGTCGGTCATCGGCAGTCTCGACGGCCATGGTTTAGTCCTGAGCCTTGCGCGCTCGGGTGCGGCGTCGCGGCTTGGTTTCTTCGCTGAGGCCCAGTGCGCGATCTGCCACCGGCGCCTCCTCGGCGTGCGGCGCCACGCGCCCCATCGCCATCAATTCTCTGGCTTCGGCATCATCGAGCTCGACCAGTGCGCCCATCTTGCGGACCCGTCCAGCTGCTACGGTGTTGCGGAGCACTTTGTATTTCATGCGACCTCCGAAGGATCAGGCCCCCCGGAGGGGGCCGTCACCTTAGTGCTAGGGCTTAGCTGCCGCCGTCGTTGCCGAGGCAGAAGCTGACAGCGTGACGCACTGCCACGTCGCAGCTCTGGAGAGCCACCACGCGCACGGTGCCGCTGGTGCTGGCGGTGTAGGGATCGACCACGATGTCGAGACCCGAGAACATCCCAACCAAAAGCGAATCAAACGAGCCGAAGAAGGCATCGCCAGAAGCTGCTTGGTTAGAAACGATGGCACGATAGCCATTGATGGTGCCGCCGGGCTCGACCACAAACTGAGCCGTATTCGCCGCCTTCTCGGTTCCCTTGAGTGCGCCGTACATGGTCGCGCCCATAATGTAGGCGCCGGCCCCAGTGAGGCCATTGTCCTCTCGGACCTTCGTTTCCATCTCGATGATCTGAGCGAAGGTCGGCACGAGATCAGGAGCGGTTCCGAAGTCAACGGTGTTGATGCCGGAGGTGTTCTTGATCCCGGTGGGCTGACCCGAGGAGCCGGAGCCGGAGAGCGCGCCAAGGTCGATTGCGAGAGCAATGGCCTGTGCGAGATCGTCGCGGATCAGGGCCTCAACGTCGAGGCTCGACTGGATGAGCAGCTGACGGGTGACGTCCGTGTGAGCACCGAGGGTTTTCGGCGTCATGGTCACGGAGCCCACGGTCATCTCGGACTCAGAAGAAGCCCCGCCTTCCGTTGCAATCCACCCTGCGGCAGCTGCTGCGGTTTTCTTGGGAATCTTCACGTCGCCGGAGAGGCCGTTGAGCATCCGAGCGCCGGCTTGCATGACGGAGCTGCTGTTGCGCAGCACGTCGATGAAGTCGCCGCCACGGAAGTCGTCGGTGAACAGGGCAGCCTCGTCGGAGCTGTTCAGGTCACGCTTCCAGTTGCGGAGCACTTCGGCCGGGAGCAGGATGCCCTGAGCGGCGCGACCGTACTGGTCGGCAGCTGCACGGGAGCACTCAAACTCGAACGCAGCGGCTTCTTGAGCGCGGCGGTCGGTCGGGTTGGCGAGAGCGTGGATGGCACGGATGATGGAGAAGCGCTGCTGCTCCTTCTTGGTCATGCCAATCTCTTGGGCCTCAAGGGCGCGCTCGGAGCCGATCGCTTCGAGGAGCTCACCACGGAACTCTTCGACGCTCTTGCCCTCTGCGATTGCCTTGCGGGCCATCTCGCCTTGATTGTGCCGAGAACCGAGCTCGACGATTTGCGCAGCACTGCGCTGTGCGGCTTTGCGGGCTTCCGCCTCGACTGCCGCGATGTCCACTTGATCGGTCATGATGACCTCCTTGGGATTGTTGGACTCTACGGTGATTTGAGGAACGTGCCCGCTTCGACCAACGCCGACTGTCACGTCAGCGGGGATCGAGACGATGCTTGCCTCGACGGGGCGCCAAGATTTGGCCACATAGGTGTCCTTCTCTTTGCGCTCCAGCTTGTTGATGGCGTAGCCGATTGAGACATTCGCACGGATACCGTCCACCACGTCATCGAAAACCTCGCGGGCAAGTGGGCCTTTTCCAAAGCGCACCGTCGCACGGAGTCGCCGTGCCGAGCCATCGAGGTCAACCGATTCAATCACGCCAATCTGCTGCTCGGGGTCGTGGTCGAGCAGAAGCGGGGCGCGGCCGCTGTTAAGGAAAGACAGGTCAATCGCCTCGGCCGAGTGCTCAAGCACCTCAATGCCAAAGCTGCGCTCAACGGGAGCCTCGGAGGAGACAGCCATGCGGACCCGGCGCTCGTCAGCGTTGACGGCCTGCGGGTCGAGCTCCATGGCCCGATGCACCACCTCAGGCGCCGCCTTGCGCTCCTCCTCCATGTTGCCGCGATCCTCGGCCGGCTCAATGGGGTCGATCTTGGTGAGCGTGCTGAAGCGATGGCCCACCATGACATCGGAGGGCTGGCCTTCGCTGTCGAAGATGCGAATGAGGGCGGCAGGATCATCGGGCTCGCCGTTGATCACCACATCGGTGTCCGGCACCTCGATCTGGCCATCGCGCACGATCTCCTCGATCTGCCCGCGAGCCATTCCGCCAGCGCTTTCCCATTCGACGAAATCGCCGATGCTCAGCTCATCAGGTTCTGCGCGTTCCATTTTTCGATCCTCCGTCGCCGGCTCAAACTCCAGCGGTTGATAGCCATTATCTATCAACCAAGCTCTTGCGTCATCCACCGACCACTTGTCCTTATCAAAGCGGATGCTCTGAATCTCGCTGGTTCCGTCCTTGAGCCCAAGAATGATATGGATGCCATCGCCGAGCTCATCATTCATGCGCCGGAAGCCATCGTATTGCTCGGGGTCTTTGATGCGCGCAGCGTGCTCGTTTGGATAGGGCCGAGTCTCCTGATAGGCGCGATCCGCATCATCAGCGTCATCCATGCGGTCGGAGATGTTGATGGCCCAGCTGCGGCCCGGATCGCCACCCCACAAAGCCCACGCAATGCGCCCAGCCGACGGGTAGCCGTCCTCGCCGGGGCTCCAGCCCTCGCCCTGCTTGTCCACCTCATGACGGGCGAAGTAGGACACCATGCGCTTCACCGTGTCGAAGCTGAGCTCGCGCCGGTTGCTGATGTCCCGCGCACGCGCCACGCCCACTTCGGTGCCGCCGCGTCCGTACTCCTCACGCCATGCAAGGCCGCGCTCAGCCTCCTCGACCATCCCGTCGGTGGGGGTGGTGCTGATTTCGATGCCTTTATAGGTCGCCATCAGTCACCTCGGGATTGACCGGCATTTTCTGCGCCCCGTAGGGCTCGAAAGCATACTTGACGCCGAATTGCTCCATCAGCGCCTTATCTCGGGCAATGGCCGTGAGTAGCTCCTCGGCATCTTTGCCGTAGTGCGCCGCGGCGTCTTGCAGGGACAGGATCCCGGCGGACAAGCCCTGAATCAGCGCCTGCGATTCTTTGAGCGGGTCCACCCAATTCCACGCTCGGCCCCGGAACTCAGCAGCATCGGAGAAGCGCTCAAACTGCCGGACGGGGATGCCGAAGCTGTCCACCTCCATGGCCGCTTCGAGCCATGCGTCGAAGGCAGGCCGCACGAAGTGGTCGAGCATGAATTGCTGGAGCGTGCGGTAGTAGTCACGCTCCTCAAGGGCGCCCTGACGGATGCTGCTGTAGCTGGTCGCCTCAAGGTCATTGGAAAGGGACGTATAGCTCACCCCGAGCCCCGACGCCACGCCCTTGAGCACCGACGTGTGGAAGGCGTCGAACTCGTTCGAGGGGTATTGAGGGTCGAAGCTCTTGAAGTCGACGCCCTGCGGCAGCTGGTGGAAGGTGCCGGGCTGGGCGTCCATGATCGGCACGTTGCCGTCCATGTCATCAGCCACAAAGCCATCGCCGCTCGGAGACGTGAAAAAGCCCATCTTGCTTGCGCCCACTCGGGCGTTGACGATGGCCGCCTCGCGCAGCGCGCCCAGCTGCTTCATCGATGCTAGAGCAGGAGCCATCCACGGCTCGCCGCGAGTCTGCCCTGCGCGCAGCGGGCGGAAAATGTGGATCACGCGATCAGCGGGGATGCGCTTGTGTTTCGGCGAGCGCGTTTGCGTGGTGAAGTCATAGTCGCCAGGGTGACCCGTCAGGATGTGGTAAGCCACGGGCCGACGGAAGCGGTCAATTTCAACTCCCATGCGAATTTCATTACCATTTCCAAGCCTTTCGGACTTCTCCTCGTCGATCTGGTCCGGCTCGATAAACTCAAGGGCAAAGGAATCGTGGAAAGAGGCGCCCCGGTGCTTAATGATGAACACCTCGCCGTCCCTCGCGAGGCCCTCCATGACCATCTTCTGCACGTCGTTCCAGCTCATCTTGCCGTCGACGGTGCAGTTGCCCATCCGGCCCCAGCGTCGGAAGGCAGCCTCAACGGCGTTATTCCCGCCCTGATCCAGCCGGCCAACGCTATCCACGGCTTTCACCTGAAGGGTGAAGCCACGATCCCCAATCACGTTGGTTTTGAGGAGCTCAAGGTAGCGCTTCGCGTATTCGTTATTGCGCGCAAGGTCGCGGGTCCGAGCCCGCATCCTTGAAATAACGGGGTAGAGCTCCGAATCTGCGCTGCGCTCACTGCCGGGGAAGTCAGCAAAAAGCCGCCCAGTGCTGGCGGCCGCGTAGGATCGCTTGAAAGTGCGGCCCCTGATGGGCTCCGGCTCCGGCTTCTTCTTGAACCAGTCAGCGATCCCCATGCTTAGAACCTCACTTGAATCGTGGAGCCGTTCTTCTTCCCGCGCTTCACGAGCTCGGCGTTGTTATGCTGCACCACCTCGCGGCGGTAGCGATCACGGGCTTCGAGGAGCTCCTGAAAGCTCAGCTTGGTCAGGCTTCGACCGGCGATGGAGTAGGAGGCCACGTCGGAGTCGGCCTTGCCGGCCAGCAGCGCCTCGATCTTGTCCAGCATGATCTCGGCATGAATGCGCGGATCGGCTTGGTTGTCGTCCATGTCGGGGATGGCGGTGAAGTCCCCGATGTCGACGACGATGCGATTGCCGCTCGCCGTCTCTGTGATCTCAAGCTGCCAATGGTAGAGGCCGGGCACAAAGGCTGCGCTCGTCTCGCTCGACGCTGTGAAGAGGTAATAATCATCAGTGGAGCCGGCCGCCTGCGGCAGCTTGATCTCATTGGCACCACCGCCGGTGATGCGGGCCACATATTCGGCAGTGTAGCCAGAGCTCGTGGGGTAGTCCTCCGCAATGTCCGAGCGCTTCCATTGGAGGAAATCACCGACCACTATTTCAGTCGGTTCACCTTCCGGGGCGTTTGCTGCGTCAAATAGATTTGCCATCGTCACCGCCAACTATTCACGAAGCCGCCCACGCGCTGCGGTCTTGGGATGAAGCCTTGCCGCGCCGGTGCGGGCGGCGCCTTCTCCTCAGTCTCAGCCGGGGCTGCATCCAATCGAGCGGCCAAGGCGTTAACGTTCACGCCAATGATAGCATGAGCGGCCAGTGCGTACACAAAGCAGTCAAGGGCCTCGTTTCGGGGTCGTGTCTTGATGAACTCCCGCCGTTGGAAGCCCTTGTGATACCTCGTCACGATCTTCTCAGCGGTCAGCTGCTTGAAGTATTCATCGGGCAATGTGTCGGAAAAGTGGACATAAGCCGGCCCCTGATCCGTGATCTTGAGCCGTCCGAAGAGCGTGTCCTTCACCGTGTGCACGCCCACCGGGAACAAGGGGCACTTCCCGACGTTGTTTTTGCTCGGCCGCCCCACCATGGCCTTGCCCTCGCCGCCGACGCCCTTGATGGCGAACACCCGCCGCCCGGCGTTGCGCTTGGCGTAAGCATAAACCGCATTGGTGTAGTGGCCGCCCGAGTCCACGCAAGTCGAGCGGATCATCAGCTGGCGGCCGCTCTCCGTCTCGTGCTGCGCGAAAAGCTTGGAGTCCAGCGCCGTCCAAAGCTGCGGCGTCGATGGGTCGCCCCAGAGGGTGTCGTGACTCAGCACCCACGTCTCGTCATCGCGCCCATGGCCCAGCAGCGTCACTTCGAGGCGGTTGTCCTGCACGTCAACGCCCGCCGTCAGCACGATCACCTCGTCGGGGATCGAAGGCAGCGGCTCGCGCCTCTCCGCCAGCGCCCAGTCGTCGACCGTCTCCCCTTGGTCCTCCCACGTCTCGCCGAGGTAGGTGTTGGTCCACACCCGGAGCATCTCGGGGTTTTTCTTGACGTTTAGGAAGTCCCGCACCCCGTCACTGAGGGGGGTCCAAGGGGAATACATTCCGTTTATTGCGAAACCAGCCACGCCATTGAAGGGCTTGGAGGCCCTCCACTCGCCATTGCGGATCGCCCAGATGCGGTCAGCGTCGGTCCACAAGGCGCCACACCCTTCGCAGGCGTAGCGTGCTGTTTCGGGGTCGCTGTCGATCCATTGCACATTGCTCCATTTCAGCACCTGAAACTGCTCGCAGTGGCGGCACGGGACATGATAGCGGCGCTGGTCCGAGCCCTCGAAAGCCTCCTCGATGCGGCTCGCGCCCTTATTCGTGGGCGTGCTCACCATGATGACCTTGCGATTCCAGAAGGTGGCGGCCCGTTTC